ACGGGAAGGTAGGCTAGTTGATAAAGATGCATTGTGTGCAACCTTGTCAAAGATACTTTATCCTTTACGAAAAGCACTTGACCAAATGCCCGAAAACTTAGCATCTGCACTAAACCCAGAAGATCCAAGTAGGGCAGAAGCAATACTGGAACAAGAACTCAAAAACATCTACTCGGATTTGTGCAAAAGCTTAGAGTCTGACGAGTCAACAAACCAAATAAAGTTTGGATAGTTTACAACAAACTGCATACAACATATTTGAGCCTACTGAAGACTTGACCGTAAGTGAGTGGGCAGAAAAACACATCTACATACCAAAAGAGGTTAGTCCATACGCAGGTTACTTCCGTGCAGGTTTTAATAAATACCTGACCGAACCCTTGAACCAATTTGGCAACAAAAGGACAGATAGATTGACCGTATGCTTTGCAAGCCAAACAGGGAAGACTACACTGATGCATATTGGGTTATTGTATGTAATCACAAAAACACCGAAACCAGTTTTGTATCTAATGCCAAGCGACCAGGCAGCACGCCAAATCAGCAAGGAAAGAATACAACCAATGATGAAAGCATCTGCCGAAGTGCAAAAGGTGTTACCAGAAAACCCTGACAACTTTTCAATACTTAGCTACAACTTAAAAACCTGTAATGTTCATTTGGGTGGAGCAGGTTCAGCATCTAAGTTAGCTTCTTTTCCTTGTGCGGTAGTTTGCTTTGACGAGTGTGACAAAGCATCTGTAAACAATCAAAATGAGGCAGGGGCGATACAATTGGCAAGCAACCGAATCAAGGCATACGGGAGCAGCAAGTTGTTTGTACTCGCATCAACTCCAACCGTAGATGATGGGGCAGAAACAATCTTCCATCATTTGAAGCAAAGCACTTTCAAAACTTTTCGGGTTCCGTGCTTGGGTTGTGGTGAACTGCACCAAATCGGATTCCAGAAAAGCGATGAAGCTTTTTATGTTGAATGGGATAAAGTTTATGCAGGTGCTGAAGTTGATGTCAACGGGACTGCAAAAACTGCCCGTCTGGTTTGCCCTAGTTGTGGGCATGGGGTAACTGACACTGCACAGAAAAACAAAATGGTAAGCTCAGAAGAATCACATTGGGAAGCAACCAACCCATTAGCAGATGAATCGCACCAAGGCTACCACCTCAACAGCTTGTATTCTTCGTACATCTCCATTGTGGATGCTGCACGGATGTTCCTTGAAGCCAAAGGTACAAACCAGTTGCAGGATTTCCGCAACTCTTTCCAAGCTATGCCATGGAAGCACGACACGGAAGATACTCCAGATGTAATGAAAATGAAGCAACTGGAAAGCGAATATTCAAGAGGGGAAATACCTGCAGACTCATTGGTGCTATTGACCTGCGATGTGCAGAAGTATGAATTTTATTGGATGGTAACTGCACATGACAACCAAGGCACAATCCACATTGTAGACAATGGCAGGGCAGACAACTTCCAAGACCTTAATGACATATACAAAAGATTCAATTGTGATTACGCAGGTGTTGACTCTGCATACAATACAGCTTTCGTTTTGAGCAACCTATTGCAGCTTGGTAACAAGTGGATGGCAATACGGGGTCAACAAACAATGCAGGGGCAATTGAACATTACCCAAGTCAATCCAACAGATGGGCAAAAGGACAAAGCAACCCGAGGGACTGTCACAAGGTTTGATGTCAACAATATGCACTTCAAAAGGTTGTTGGTGCGGATGCGTAATTTGAAATTGGCAGGCTTGGCAATTTACAGAAACGCAGATTACCTACTTTATCGGCATCTGTTAGCAGAAGTTGAAGTAGAATTAAGAGACAGAAATGGCAGGGCAAAGTTTGAATTTAAACAAGTGGACAGGGAGAATCACTGGTTTGACTGCTTGAACTATGCCTTGGCGATGGGCTCTTTTTTCAAGAAATCTAAAATTGGCAGCAAAGTAGACAGACCAACAGATAGTAGGAGGCTACCACTGAGCGAAACACATAGACCCGAAGAAATGTAATGAGCACAAAGAATGTAGATATCAGCGGATTTGCAGCAGTTGTACAAGGGCTTGCCAACATCACCGGCAAAAGCTTCAAAGAAACCCTTGGCACAGAAGTCAGCATGGTTTTGCGTGGGGCAGCGATGAAAGTGAAAGTAGCTTCAGTGGGCGGTAAAATGTCAAAAGGTAGATTGCGTGGGGGAATAGTTCCGTATAATATGCCAAAAGGGCTCAAGCATACAGGGCACGACGGGCACAAACTGATTACAAAAAAAGACGGTAAGTATTACCACATTGGCGAACCAGTAATCATCGGTAGGCAGCCCAACCATTCAAATATAAATTTACCAAAAGGGGCGAAACGCAGAGGCGGCAAAAAACGGGGGGGGAAGATATATGCACATCCATACCCCAACTTGGGTACTCCAGGACGACGGGGGCAAGCTTGGTTGAAGAATAGAATGTTCGGGCAGTATGTGCCCGATCAATACAGAAGAACAACTGACAAGATCAAACACCGAGGCATCACCGCAGGCCAATTTGCAGCAATGGCTCAAAAAGCAGGGTTAAAGTTTCGTGTTCAGGGATTGGGCAAAGATAAGTATAAAGCAATGACATCATCAGCAGTGCAAAGGATTGTTGGACCACGAAGCAGGGGCAAAAACACTTTCCAAAAATTTCAGGCAGCAATTGAAGTAGGTTCAAGCGGAATCAGGATGTCAGCAAAACGGGGCGTCCAACATAAATTGATGTTGGCAACCCGAGCCCGTGTCAATCTATACAAAAACCAAGCAGTCAAAAAAGGATTCATCAATGACATGAAACATTGGATGCCAAGTAGGTATCCACTTTTGTTTGGTAAGTAGACATTGAAACCTTATGCAATGACTTCGTACAAATACAGAACGGATGACCAGAGACTAGAGTTTCTGGAAGCTAGAATAACAAGGTTGGCTAAAACTTTAGAAAGATTGGAAACACTTGGCATGACTCAATATTCCAGTGCCGGTTCAAATAAATCTTTTAGGCAGCAAGAAGAAATAAGGGCAGAACTTGAAAGAGCAGAACAAGAATATGAGGTTGTAAATGCTCGTAAACAAGGGGTTGCACTTAGCCCACAATTTAAGGAAATGATAGTATGCAACAGAAGGCAATATTGAACGAGTTTGGAAAGCCTGTACACTTTGGGTACGCAGGCAGCAGACCATCTTGGAGAAAGCACGAAGATGCTTTGGACAGGAGCAGAATCACAGAAACAGAAGAAAAAGTTTTATCGCATGGCAACCGGCTAGAATTGCTTTCAACCCTTCGTGACCTTGAGCGAAACAACCCAATAGCTAAGTCAATTGTACAAGTTTTCATTAGCAACCTTGGTAACTGCAAATACCAAGCCAATGGAAGCAATGATGCAATCAATGAGGCACAGGACAAAGCTTTCAAAAATTATTTCAGGAATTGTGAAATAAGTGGCTTCGGAATGAACAAGGTTTTGCAGCACATCATTACAGATATGCTATTAGCAGGTGAAGCCTTTGTGTTGCTCACAAAAGGTGGCAGCTTCCAACTTGTGCCAAGCGAAAGAATTGCAAGCAGCCATGACCCTGCCGACAGAAGGCCAAACGAGATTGACGGAATTGTTCTGAACCAGTTTGGTAGACCAACCTTTTATAGAATTGCACAGGTAAAAGATGGGGTTGTTGATTATGCAAATGGTAACTACATTGCTGCGAGAGATGTAATTCATGTAGCCAACACAAACAGGATAGGGCAACTGAGGGGAACCCCAATGTTGGCAGCAGCTACCAAAACCCTTGAAGACATCCACGAGGTACAAACTGCATACACTGCAAAAGTGAAAACATCCAGTGCTCTAACTGGATTTATTACATCTAACCAACCTTATTCAGCCCGTTGGGATGGTAATGAATTTGGGGATGAGCCCATGCGTTCATCTTACAAAAAACTTTATTCAGGCAGCTTGCTCTTGCTCGAGGCAGGCGAGTCGGTGGAAACGATTCAAGGTGGTGCAGTTGATGGGGTAGACAAGTTTATGTTGAGCTTGATTTCTTTTGCCTGTTCTTCTGTTGGCATTACCGTAGAAAACTTGGTTGGGTGGTCAAACGCATCTTTCAGCAGCTCCAAAGCAACCCGAGCAGTTACCAATCACAGGTTCGGGCAGATTCGGGAACAAATAGAAGATATATTTCTTCGCAGATTGTGCAAGTGGAGAACATACAAATGGGAAAGCACTGGGGAACTTGCTTTGACACCAGAAGCAGACCGAGAAAGTTTTGGCTTCCGTTGGACAACAAGCCCAACATTAGACCGCAGGCAGGATGCCCAAACAGATGCAGTATTGATTGAAAATGGCTTGGCAAGTAAGTCCACAATCTTTGCAGCAAATGGCATGGATTACGAAGAAGAATTGAAAAAAATGGCCAAGGATAAAGAGATGGAAGGTGCAGTCCTTGGCACAGAAGCAATCCAAACAGATGCACCAAGCATCAAAGAAAAAATTGATGCTTACGGAGTTGGGGTTCGTGCAGGCACAATCACTCCACAGATCGATGATGAAAATTATTTCCGCCAACAATTGGGATTATCTGCAATACAGCAACCTGTTAAAGATGCTTGGGAGAGTGATGGTGGCACAAGGCGACCAATCACTCTAAAAAGCCAAGAAGGTTTTGAAGAACAAGAAGGCATAGACGAACCAGAAGACCCAGATGCAGAAGCAGAAATTACAGAAGAAGAATTAGCTGCCTTGGAATTTGCAACATATAGCGATTACCCAAAATCTGCATCAAACAACGCAAAAAAAGCACTCAAATTCAAAGAAGAGAATAATGTCGATTGTGGAACACCTGTTGGATGGGCAAGAGCAAACCAACTTGCCAAGGGTGAAAACATTTCAAGAGAAACGATAGCACGCATGGCATCATTCAAAAGGCATCAGCAGCACAAAGATGTACCATACTCTGAAGGTTGTGGGGGCTTGATGTGGGATGCTTGGGGTGGCACATCAGGGATAGAGTGGGCAATCCGAAAGCTTGCACAGATTGACAAGGGCTAACCATGCCGGTTA